TAAAGGACAAAGCCCGGACAATTCCGGGCCGGATCCATTAAAGACTACAGCAATGGTTTCAAAATTGTTTGGGTTACTATCTACAAATGACGATAAAGCAATGGCCCAAAAGAAAAGATTTTTTGAAATTGCGGGCTGTACTTTTCCGGATGATTGGGAACAATTAAGCTTAGAGGAAAAACAATCAAGACTTTCAAAAGTAGAGGATCTAGGATTAGGCAAAGCTTAATACAACTAAAGGTTGTGCACTTACATTATAATTATTCTAATGTAGGTGCGACAACTTTGCGCTTGTATATCTTATTAAGATGGGATATAGTGAGAGAGTAAGTTAAATTAATAAATAGGAGAAAAAAATGAACGAACAAACTAACTTAAAAGAACAATACGGAAGACCCTCAGAGTTTGCAATGACTATTGCCATGGAGGGTATAAAAAACGAGATCATCAAATTTAAAGAGCAAATCGAAAATGATGAAATTGTTGGTGAGAAAAAAAAATACTTACAGGCTTTATTTGATTTAAATAACAAGCTTGTTAACGAGTACGGAAAGAAAGGCGGTGACGCAACGGGTTATTGGTTAGAATTTGAGAAGGATGAAAAGGACCCGTATAAAATATGGAATTGGATTTATTAACAACAAAATTTTTTTGATTGTTTTTGACAACTGTTAAAAAATAAAAATAATCTAATAAGGTTTCAAAGTGCCATAATAAAGTTGATACACTTTGGTAGTTTGCAAGTTTGCTATTTCACTAAACTTGCACTAACAAAAAACAAAGGGAGGAAAAGATGATCAGTGAACAAGAATGCGAGCAAGCTTTAAAACTTTTTAACTCGGGCCATTGGTTACAACTTGAGGGCTCTGTCGGAAGATGGGTTAATAGTTTTTTAGAGGCGGATATAATTATTCAAGATAAAAACAATGGTGAAGTTTCAGTCATAGATGGCTATGGAAGACCGGTTAGATATAACAAAGGCCATATCGATTGGGACAGAGTTCAAACAATTCAAATGGAGGGTTATTAATCATGATGGATATAGAGACAATAATTGCACTAAATAAACAGGCGGGCAACAAAGCAAAAAGACACGGAATAAAACCAACAACATTTGGACCAGAAGATATTGAAGGTATGAGTGAGGGGTTCACAGGCGCTATTTCGGGAATAGTAGATATAGGAAATTATGTTCCAAAAGGGTGGAAAAGGTTTGATATAAATCTATTTTCTAAACAATGGGATTTACCTTATTCATGGAAGTTTTTGAAAAAAGGTGGGTTGTTTGTTGACAGTTCCGGGTTTGGTGCGGATGGAGAGCCCGCTTTAACAATCAAACAATTTTTACAAGTAATGGTAGATATTCTAAACAATAGAAATGATTTAGGATTTGGATTAATTTCACAGGGTCAATTTCAAGTAACAATAGGAGTTTTTGAAAAATGTTCGAATTAGTTTTAAGTGCAGGCCTTTTGTTCATCATCTTTGTAGCCTATTTAGGCTACAAGGGTGTTCAAGAAGTAATTGATCAAAAAAATAAAGAATACCAAGAACGTTTAACAAAATCATTTAACAACAATAAGGGAGGAAAAGATGAAATTACTAAAAAGTAAAAAAGGGACAGTGATGAAATTAGTTTCAAAAAGATTTGTGATAGATGTCTATCAAGACAATTTACAATTGAACCATCTATTATATTGGAGAAGGCCGGTAGCAGAATTTTTTGATAGCTATGATGTAGAAATAAGAGAATTAGAGGAGGATGAAGTAGTTGCAAAAATGTAAAAATAATTCTTGCAATTATTTTGTCTTATGATATCTTATGGGAGTAGGAAAAGAAAAAATGAAATATAAAATCAATGTAAATGAAGAAGATATAAATAATGGAATGCCCGGAGATTGCCATAATTGTGCAATTTCTCAAGCTTTAAAAAGATATTTTAAAACACCTCAAACTTGTACAGAAATTGATGGAGGAGATGTAGTTTTAAAAGTTAATGACAAAAAATACGAGGTTAACCATATGCATGAGAGTGATGTTTTAGACTTTATCCATGACTTTGATAATTATGCGAATGATGATTTTAACAATTTGGATCCAGAAGAATTAAAACCAATTACTTTTGAAATTATAGAGAGGTCAACATGAATGATCAAACTAGATGGGGCATTGGGGAGGTTATAACAGAAAATAAAGCCAGAGAATATGAAAACAAAACTAAAAAATTATTTAATAATTGGTTGGAAAAGTGTCCAGTTAAAAAAGACATTATCCCCGAAACTTTACATAATGATTTAGATGACACAATTACAATAAATTTTCACATAAGGGAGAGGAGGTAAAATATGTTTTTAGTAATAAGAGAGCAAGAGTTCGACACTATGGAAAGTAGTTTTAGAATTGTAGGTCAATATAAAACTAAAGAAATAGCGGACCAGAAAAGACGGGCTTTTAGAATTATTGAAGATAAGGGAGATGTACATTTTTATATTTGTGAAACCCCTTTAGTTCTAAAAGATGAAGTTAAATCATAAACAAAACGGAGGAAAAGATGTCGACAAGAAGTAATGTAGCAGTGATAGATCCTGTAACAGATAAATTAAAAGTGATCTATGTTCATAGTGATGGTTATCCAGATGGAGTTGGAGTTTATTTAAATAAATTTTACAATTCTTTTGAAAAAGCAGATCAATTAGTAAATCACGGGGGCGCTTCATATTTAGGTGAAAGTATAGATGAATGTTATTTCTATGGTAGAGATAGAGGAGAAAAAGACGGAGGCCCGGAAAAGCATAGAGATGAATGGATGTATTTTCATTCTATGAAAGGTGATAACATGATTGAATACATTTATGTTTTTAAAGATAATGAATGGTATATTTCAGAATGTAAATCAGTAAAAAAACCAAAAGATACTTATGCGGGTGAGGGTGTATATTATTGGACTAAACTAATACCTTTAACAAAACATAAAGAATATCCAAAAAACAAAAATAAGGCTAGTACAAGTGAGGTTGAGATGATTAGCCAACTTGGAGATATGTTAAAGAAAAATTTTGGGGAGGATAATGTTCTTCAACAAGGTGGAAAAATTAAAAAGATGAATTAAACGATTTGGGGTAGTAGCGGGCCTCTGGTGATCTCCTGTCATCTAGGCAAGTTCGTTTTTTTGAATAGTTCGTTGCTGTGTGTCTATTTAAAAATGTAATACGTAATTAAATTTGCCCCCGCTACATTAAATTTTTTTTATATCTTTAATAACATTGTTCGGAATAATAGTTGTATTGCCTACACTTTCTATGTCAACCCCATTGTCAGCAAAAGAATAATCTCCAAATATTCTGGTTACACCTTTTGTTTGTGAGAATAAATGGCCCTTAGTAATGCAAGTCGCAAGTTTTGATTTTTTAAGTTCATCAAAACTACTCCAAGAGCTGTTCGATACAATATCAAACCACTCAACAGAAACCATTGGATATTTATCTATTTCGTTTTTTACTTTTTTTCTTAAACTTATTTTTCGTTTTGACATTTACTATACCTACTTGAGTTTGTAATTCCGGGTTATGTTTTTTATTAAACAAAACAATAAACTCAGACCAACTAACTTTTTGTAATTTTAGGGATTTCTTCCGCCTCGAGCTCGATTGTTTTTGCATTATATCCATCAATTTTTTTAGACAATTCTTTTAATTTTTTTTCGAGTTCTAAACGTGTCATGCCCTCTAAACCACTAACTTTAACTTCTCTCTTATCAACATACAAGCCTGCTAATTGGCCAGATCTAAATTCAGCTTGCACAGAAACATTAAATTGTTTATTTTTTTCAGCTTGCTTTGATAAATGATCTAATCGTTTAAATCTTTTTAATTTATCTTTTTTAAATTTATTAACTTCTTCCTCATATTTTTTGTCAATATATTTAGCAATATGGGGGTTTAATCTTCTGTTAAGCAATCTTGAGGCTATTGCAGAATAATCTTTTTCATTAGCGCACTCATATTTGGCTTGTTTACAGGCCTCCGCGTAAGTAATTTCACCCCAATTTGCAACAAGAATATCACAAAACATACGTTGTTTTGGGGTTAAGTCTTTATCAGATCGTTCAATTTTTTC